AAGCTATATTAGAAGTAGAATATTTAAACAAAGAACAATAAACTAAAACAATGAATAAAGAAAAACTAACAGAGTTGTACAAGAAATACAACTTAACAAAAGATGACTTTTTTAAACACCAACATTACACTATCATTACAAGACAAGGTATTGACAAGATACAAGCCCTTGAGCAAATGTCAGTTAATTATGAAGTGATTAAATGTGAGCCAAACTTTGCAGTATTTAAAGCACTTGCAGAAAAAGACGGTAAGCGAATAGAAACCTTTGGTAGTGCCTTAAAAGGCGAGAACTACAAAGATGGTAATACTAATAGTTGGTATGTAGCTGAAATGGCAGAGAAACGTGCTATGAGTAGAGCAGTTCTAAAACTTACAGGCTTCTATGAACTTGGAGTATTTGGAGAAGATGAAAGCGAAAGCTTTAAAAAACCTAAAACAGAATTTAAAACCCTTAACTAAATAAATATGAGTGCAATAATTAATTTTAATTTAAACGTGGCTAAATTGCCAAAAGAGAAATTTGTAGCGGGTAAGGATGGCGCAGTGTACATCAACCTTACTATGGCAGTAAATGAAGAAACAAGATACGGTAACAATACAAGTATCTATGTTAATCAAACACAAGAAGAACGAGAAGCTAAAAAGCAGAAGCAGTATGTTGGTAATGGCAAGGTTGTTTGGAATGATGGCAATATTACTAACGCTGAACGTGAGCAGGTACAAGAAACCCCAAAAGAGGTTGAAGTAGACGGCTTACCATTTTAATTAATAGGGGGGTTTTTTACCCCCTTTTTTTTATATCTTTACGAAAACAAAAACAAAAAACTAACTATGACCGAAGAACAGACAACTCAAAATATGTTGATGGAACTCATAAAAGAGGAGTGTACATAGATACTTCTATTGATATTGATTATCCACCAAGCGTATTGAGTTATGGCGAAAAGACGTTAAAAACAAAAGGTGGAGATATTACTTATCCAATTTCAATCGCCACAGCGGGAAATATAAGTTACATCACAGCACCGCCAAAAAGCAAAAAAAGTTTTTTTGTATCACTACTTGCATCAGTATATTTAAGTGGTGGTAATAACTTTGGTGGTAAACTAAAAGGACACAGAGAGGGTAGATGCTTAATGCATTTTGATACAGAGCAGGGACATTTTCACGCAGCACGATGCTTTAAACGTTCGGAACAAATGGCTAACATAAAAGATGTAGGTTGCTATCAAACCTATGCATTAAGAACATTAAGCTATACACAAAGATTAGAATTTATAGAGTGGTGTTTAGAACAAAACAAAGAAAACGAAAAAGAAACAGGTTTAGTTTTTGTTGATGGTGCGGCAGATTTAGTAGCTGATGTTAATGACCTAAAATCTTGTAATGAGATGGTAGCTAAACTTATGCAACTATCAACACGCTACAACACACATATAATGGTTGTTATGCATCAAAATTTTGGTAGCAGTAAACTCGGGACAGGTCATTTAGGTAGCTTCCTTGAGAAAAAAAGTGAAACTGTAATAGAATTAGAATTAAACACAACTAATAAAGAGTGGGTTACTGTAATGTGTAAGCGGTCAAGGGGTTTTCCTTTTGAAAAGTTTAGCTTTAGCATTAATGAATACGGACTACCTTTTGTAGTTGGAGAAATATACGACCCTTTAGAATATTATGTACCAAGTAAATTATGAAATCATTAGTAGAAATAGCATACCTTAAACATAAAGATTGGATTAGTGTTGTAAGGTCTTTTGGTTGCAACGAAGCAACTTGCGAGGATATTGTACAAGAAATGTACATACAGTTGATACAAGACACGCAAAAAGGTTTAGACCTTTGGTATGGCGATGATGTAAACCATTACTATTGTTATAAAGTATTAAGGGGTATATATTTAAACATTTACAAAAAAGAGGCACGAGTGATAAAAAAGTACATAGAAGAAATAAACGAAATAAAACAAGCTGAAGAATTAGGCATAGATGAAATTGAATATGCTAAACGCAAAGACCTTATTGATGAGGTATTAAATGATATGTATTGGTATGACAGGAAAGTGTTTGAGATTTGTGCAAGTGGTAAAAGCATAGCTGAATTAAGCAGAGAAACGGGTATAAGTTACTATTCACTTTACAATACTTATATAAACGCAAAGAAACATATTAAAGAACAGTTATGACTAAATTTCACAATGATTTAAAAAATGGCAAAGAGTATGAAGAAAAAGCATTATTACATATTCAACAAAAATATCCTAATGCATATATAATAGATGGTTATTGTTTAGATTGGGATATATATATACCTGAATTAAATATAGGTGTTGAGGTTAAAAGCGATGCACAATACAAAGTAACAGGAAACTTTTATGTAGAATATGCTTGTAATGGAAAGCCAAGTGGTATTGCAACCACTAAAGCAGAAATATATTATGTTTATTTAGACAAATTATATATTATAAAAACAAAGGATTTAAAAGATAAATGTAGAAAATACATTAATACGAACAGAGATAAAAAAGGTGGGGACAATATGGCAAGTAAAGGAATTATATTACCAATAAATGAATTATTATGAGATTAGGCGATTTAGTTTACTACTTTACTTATTACACAGGTATTAGGTGGGTAGTCAAAAAGATTACAAAATGGTACGGTATTCAGGACTGCGGGTGTGATAGACGCAGGGATGAGTGGAACGATATTGATTTAGACTTATGGAACAACAAGACAGAATAGAGTGGAAACAATTTAAAACAGAGGTAAGGGGTAAACTAACACAACCACAATATAAGCTATTATGTAGGCTTCACTCAAAGTATTATAACCATACTTATTACGAGCCTTGCAGTTGCAGACCTAAAGAGTTAGTAAGATGGATAGCTGATATTGATAGAATATACAACAATGATAAATAACGTACACGAATGGGAACAAGCAGTAATACATTTGTTAAATTTAGACGGGTGGGATTTGGAATGGACAGGCAATGGCTTTGAGCATTATGATGCAATAGGAAAAAGCGCAAAGGGTACAGAGGTCGTAATGGAAATGAAATTCCGTAAAACCTATTATAAGGAAAAAATGCTTGAGGTTTACAAGTACGATAAACTAATAGAAACGGGTAAGATAGCCTTATACTTTGTTAATGACCCAAAAGGCAATTATATATTTTGGTTAAACGAATTAAAGAACTTAAAGAAAGTAGAAATGTATTGCCCTGATACAACACTATGGACTAAAAAGAAAGTATTAAAGCCCTGTTATTTGATAGACGAAAGCCAAGCATCAATAATTAATTTAAGGGAGTTTACGAAGGAAATGTAATTTTTTTTAAAAAAAGTTTGTAAATAATTTGTTTATAACATTTATTATTTTGTATATTTGTATCAAACAAAAACAAATAATTATGAAAACAATTAAGAATTACACAGAAACAAAATTTAGAATTGGTTGGGGTATAATAACCAACGAGGGCATCATTATAGCAAAGTTTTCTAAAAAAGAAGCTGCCGAAGATTTTAAAGCAAATGCTTATTTCGGATACTATAATGATTGTGAAATTAAATTTATAAAAAAATAAACTTAACACAATGGGGGGTGTAAAAACCCCCTTTTAAAACAATAAACAAATGACACAGTTACACGATTTAAAAAAAGAGTTAAGCGAAATAGAGCAAACACTTCAACTGCATTTAATGTTTAACAACCTACCTGATGAAACAAAAAAGGCACTATTGAAACGTGCTGAAATAGTAAGAAGTATAATTTATAATATGATGTAATATGAAAACAACAAAAACAGGGTTACATATCCAAACAAGAAAAAACCGTATTGAGGTTTACACAGAAAAAGAACTACAAGAAAAGATGATTGCTCAAGAAGAAGCACGATATATGATTATTCGTTTAGCTATTATGCTATTTGCGGGGTTAATGTTTGTGTTGGGGTATTTATTAGGTAGCTAATGGACTTGCTACAAAAACAAACATATCATTTGTGGTTTAATTGGTTAGGCAATAAGGTATCTGAATGGTACGAAGCGAAACCTGCAAACACAGACTTAAAGAACTGTATAAAAGCATTAAATGAAATAGGTATGTTTACAAATCTAATTCAAACAGAGGTTGAGGTGCTACATAAAAGAGTAAGTCTTATTAGACAACAAAAAAACGAAATGATACAAAAACAAAAAGAATACATAGAAGAACTTGAAAACAAACTAAAACAATACGAATTATGAAAGATAGAATAGATTACTATACTGAATATCCCGATGAAATAACATATTGTAGAACTTGCGATACTGAAACAGACGGGCAAACTTACTGTTCACAAAATTGTAAAGATTATGACCTTGAATAAAGAAAATAAAATAAAACTATTAGACGGTAAGCTATACGACAAAGCAGAACTACTTAAACGTATGTCAGATGACGAATTTTATTATGGAGAACTAAATAGATTAGCTTTAAGCAGTAGTAGTCTTAAAACGCTTTTATCAAGCCCAAAGACCTATAAATTTAGTTTGAAGTATGGTAGTGCAGAAAGTCAGGCATTAAGAGATGGTTGGTTATTTCATACCGCCATACTTGAACCTAACATTTTTGAGGCACAAACCTTTATAGACGTTCAAAGCAAGAACACAAAGAAGTTTAGAGATGCGAAAGCTGAAAACCCAAGAATATTTACCGCAAAAGAAAAAAGCGATGCAGAGCGTTTAGCTGATGCGTTTTTAAGAAACGAACACGCAAAGGAACTAATAAGAAATAGTGAGTTTGAAGTACCTGTAATAGGCGAGGTTATGGGTATGCCATTTAGGGGCAAAGCTGATGTACTTGCAAAAGACAGGATAGTAGACTTAAAGACCACCACAGACATAAAAGG